CAGGAATACATTAAGAATCCTTTAACTCTATGGTTTAGGCGCGAGTGGTATCAGGACTTCATGAGGCAACGTCAGGCTGACTTGGATGCTGCCCTTATACAACTAAACAATATGGAGTGGAGGCTGCAGGTTCTGCATACTCTACCTGCGTACTTTGCCTCTAATCGTTACACAGTTAGAAGTGCGGAGGATGCTCTGAAGCTGATTCCTAATGAGTATGCCGGAGATGCAGAGCATAACTGGCTTCAAAGTACCTTTGACCGTCTGAGCTATCTTGAGAATATCCTGCCTCCTGAGTTCGATGGCACTGTTCAGGAGAGCCAGGAGGCAATAATTCGCAAAGTTATGGAGAGTCCAAAGCTGGAGCTTAAAGCTCTGCACAGTATGACGGTGGATGAACTAATAAAGTCATTTCAGCCCCTAGCATCTGAGCTTCCTGAGGGACTCAGCACTGAGGATGTTAGAAGCATACTCTCAACTATCGAGCTTCCAGAGGAGGAGCAGAAACCTCTTTTTGCGTGGCTTCTAGGAAAGGCGAGCGACTGGGCTAAGGAGACTGACCGCCTTAACCTTATCAAGCAGGGTATATCCTCCAATGCCAATATCGAGCTGACTCCTAGTGAGTTTTTCAAGGCTCTGGTAATTCAACCATTTATGGCAGGCATCGAGGTACTAGATAAGTACCTAGGCTTTATTGTGCGTCCTGTAGCTTCTGCTGCTATCATAGGAACTCACAATCTATTTAGAACTCCTGAGGACACTACGGCTGCTGAGATGGCACGTAAGTATCAGCAATATCGTAGTCAGGGTAGGGGTACTTGGGAGTCTCTGTCTGATGCTCTGAACGATACCGAGATGCCTTGGTGGGAGAGGCTTCTAATTGAGGGAGCATTTGACCCTGTAACTTATCTGGGTCTTGGTATTGCGACTTCAGCGGCAACCAAAGCAGGCACTATGCTAACCAAGATAGGTATAAGAAGCCTAGGCTCTAGGGTAGGGCCTTTTGTAGGTGCTATTGAGGGAGGATATATTCGTGGTGCTGATGCTCTTTTTAAGGCAGGCGCACAGGTTGTTGTATCACCTTTGAAGGGTAGCTTCTGGCTAGTAGACCTAATAGCTACTGGAGTTCCTAAGGCAGCAGCCTACGGAATACCTAAGACTGTCACTCAGCTATCTCGCAACTTCGCTCGTGCAGCATCTATGAACTTTAAGGCAGTGCTAGATAGGATGTATCCTCAGGTTAAGAATATGGCAGGCTTAACTGCTAAGGACATCCGTGATGCTGCATACGCTACTATAGATAGGGCTATTGCTGCTCCTACTGAGGGCGGAGACCTTATGGTTCGTGCTGGCTCTCAGCTTCTGGAGTTTGACTACATAGATGCTGAAGCTGCTAAGAGGCTAGTCAAAGGTCTGGCAGATGACTTTGATTTTGATACTCCTGCTCTAGCACATCTGAATGACCAGGTGCTAAATATGTTCTCAGGGCAGGACATTAAGATAACTGCGGGTAGGATTCTTGGTAACCTTACTGTTAGCCAGACCGATGATTCTCTGGCTAAGATGGTACAAAGGCTATCTACCTTCAAAGATGATGTTGCGTCTAAGGCTAAGGCTATGTTCAATCCTGATAGGGCTAATGACCAACTGATAGGAATGTTTAACAGGCTCTCTGAAATAAGGTATAGTAACTTGAAGTCTCCTCTCATACCTCATCTTAACCAGGCAGGGCAGACTGTCTCGTGGGTTAGTCGAGTTGCAGACCGTGTAATGCAATCATCGTTACTGGTAGGCATGGAACGAAAGGTGGTTATGCCTTTTGCCAGATGGAACCTGCTGTTCGCAAACTTCGGACCTATGAACTTCTTAGAGAATATGCAGAGGTCATTCCTTGGCGGAGCAGAAGTTATGTACCCGAGGGCATACGGTGGAGTTGCAGAGACAAACCGTCTGTTTAGAGGCCTGACCAATGCTCCTTATGAGCTTCAGATGGCGGAGCGTGGGATGCAGAGACTCGAGATGGCTTTGGTTGACCCTAAGACTGGAGCTACTAATGCCTTTCGGGGAGGCAAGATTCCTTTTGTAACTAGAGAAGTATCTATAGGTGGCAGGGTAATAGGCAAGCGGATTAACATTAGGGGGCAGGATTTTAAGCTAACTGACATGCAGTCCTATAACGATATGTGGGAGCATATGACTACTATCCAAAGAGCATACGACTACCAGGTGCATTACATGAAGGCTCTGCCGGATGTGGCTCCTGACGAGATGAGAATGATTGTGGATGCAGTGGACAGAAGGATAGCCTCCCTTGATGGTATGAGAGGCCTTAGCAAGTCTGACATTAGAGATATTCGCCGTACTTCTATTGGAGTAGCAACCGTAGGACCTGATGAGTTCCGTCGCATAGCAGACTTGGATATTCTTGAGCTAGAGCGGAGACAAATTTCTAAGGAGCTTGGTAAGACTTTTGATAAGTGCACTGATGTCCGTGCCATGACTAAGAAGAGTATCCGTGATGAGACTCTTGATGGCAGTATATTTAAGAATACATCTGAGAGGAGAGAAGCTTTCAAGCAGGCAGAGAGGGAGTTGTCTCTTGCCTCTCTTGCTAATCAGATGGATGCTCTTAGTCGTGAGGCTGACCAGATGGTTAAGGCGTATACCAATACCGGAACACTGCTGGATGAACTGAGTCAGGATATATCTCTTGGAACTCCAGCTAAGATTCCTGTGCTGGCTGGAGAGGAGACTGTGCCTATAGTTCTTGCAGGAGAGAACATTGGTAATGTTCGTTTCTACCATAATCCTGCACTTCCTAGCACGCTGCGAGTTGACGAGCTTACAATAACTAAGTCTGGCATCCTCAATCGTAGGCTTATGCAAGACTCTGAACTTTTGATTCATGACCTTGCTCAGAAGCGGGGAGCCTCCAGAGTTGCTGTGGTCGCTAAGAAAGAACATGAGGCTATGTACCGTCTAGGCGGATACAAGTCCGAAGGCTTTATGCAGTACTATGCTAAAGATGTTATGAAGCCTAAAACTCGGGCTCCTGAGACTCTTGACGACCTCCTTCAGGATATGGACAACATAGCAGCTATCCATAACTCTGTTGACGAGCGTATTCATGACTACCGCAGGCTGGTGGAACTTCGGGCAGCTAAGCTGAGGCCTGGGAAAGAGGTAGACGACTTCCATGTAGGCTCTGCTAAGCTGCTTGGGGAGTTTATGGACTCTGCTCGGACTGATTTGCAGAGAATCGTTGACCAGATGAATAACTTTATAGAGCATCGTCCCACTATCCTTGATGCTAAAGGTAACCGTATTCCTGTACTGGACATGACTGATGCTCAGATGTCTGCTGCTAAGTCTATCAACGAGATTTACTTAATGGAGACTAATAACATTTTGCAGACTCGTAACAAGTTGGCAGCAGTTGAGGCTAGAATTCCTAAGACTCCTCCTAATAAAAGAAATGCTAGGTTCTGGGCACAGCAGCGGGCAGAGAAGGCAGCTATTTGGGATGAGCATGAACTTACTGCTAGAAGACTACGGAATATCCGTCTTGACTCTCAGCGTCTATTCTTAGGCTCTGCTGGTAAGCAAGTGTTTGTGCCTACTCAGATACCTGAAGTAACAGGCAGGTTGACTCCGTCTCACATTGCTCATCTATTCGGTGTGGCTGGAGATGATACTTACCGAGGTCTCACCAGAATCCATACTCACGTAACCGTCCGTCCTAAGGAGGACTGGATTGACTACGTAAGAAATCAAGCTGATGCCTATGCTGCGCAGTTTAACAAGACTGCAGCAGATATCGGCTTTACTGACGATGCTATTGGAGATGTCTATGACCAGCTATGGAGAAACCTTGGTATTGACCCGAAGGTATTGACTCCTGACTCTCCAACCTCTATGCAGATTGATAGTATCTTTGATGATGTGGAGAGACTCCATGCAGCTATGAAACTGGATGAGTCTGACGTAGCTAAGTGGAGACAATTCAATCAGGGGATGGCAGACGACTTGGAGAAGATGCCAATGTACCAGACTAATCTTGCCGGCTCTCCTGACTGGTGGACTAAAAAAGAAACTGCTATGAAGCAGGCTAGAGTTCAGCATGAACTTGCCTACCCGACTTACGATGATGCCAACGTGATAGACGAATCTATGCGAGCTATCTTCCCATTCTGGACTTACGAACTCTTCCGATGGCGTTGGCTTCCTCGCACATTCATGCGCACTCCTGGCACTTTTACTAACATTGGTAGATTTATGGACTACACTGATGGAGGCTATATTCCTGTGCCTGGTACTGACCTGCAAATCAATCCTCTGCGTGGTAGCATTTGGATGGGAGGTATGCGCCGATTCTGGCTCAAGGACTTCCCTGAGTACTATGATGCCTTCCCTGGGATGGAGTTCATAGACTACATCGGTAGAGCAGGCTTCTACCCAGGGGTAAATGTTATGGGACCTGTAGTGATGTTCGGCGCTCTGGAAGGTAAGCCTGAACTTTCTGAAATAACTCCTACATGGATGCGGACTGGGCTATCCTCCTTGAGAGCTTTGTCTCCTGAGCATATCGGCAAAGTAATTGACTTTGTCTACCCTGACCGCTTCCGTGACTACCAGACTATGCTAACTCTAGGTGAGTGGGGATATGACGCAGATGAGCTCTGGAATAAAAAGAAAGCTGGTCAGAAGCTAACTCCTGAGGAGGAGAAGCTATGGCTTAGGGCTGAGAATAAGGCTAATGGTCTTAAAGGAATCCTGATGGAGCAGTCTGGGCTGTTCCGTATTCGTCCTCGTGAGTATGAAGAGATGCGCAAGGAGCTTCAGTTAGCTATTGAGGAGGCTACTGGAGTTCCGGTTGATATTCAACAACGGATAGACCGGCTGTATCCTATTACTGGAAAGAGGTTTTCTGACTACTACAAACTTGATGTGCTTCAGAATAAGCTTCTCTATGAGTCGGAAGCATACCGTAGGTGGCAGGGTATCACTACTCCTCTCTATCCTTCATCATGGCAGATGCTGGAGGTAAAGATAAAGGAGTACTGGGATACTCTTGAGAAAAACACATACGAAGCTAGGCATGTTGGTGTAGTTGATGAGGCTGGTACAGTAACAACTCCGTCCATAGAGGAATTGAATCGGCAGTTTGTTACGGGTATGATAGGTCCTGACCAGTGGAGGGCTATGCGGGAGAATATCCAACGCAATCTGGCTGCTGCTGCTGATGCTCTAGCTAAGTCTCCTGCCTACGTAGATGTACCTAAGACTCTGGAAGAGCGAGAGGCATGGTTGCTGGAGAAAGGAATTGTTGTTCCTACCTATGGCGCAGACCAAGAGCTTCTGTGGTATTACTACGAGCTAGAGCCTGAAGTTGCTTACAACTGGGATTCCGATAGAGTGGAGCTAGACTGGGATACCTACTATGCAAAGGTTGATATGCTTATGGAGACTCTAACTGAGCCTTATCGCCAGCGTCTACTGGACAGGATTCAGTTGGACTGGACTCCTATGGAGCGTCTCTACTGGCAGATTAGCCGTGAATACTTCCGTCCTTACCGCAATATCCGAACTATAATCCTGAATACTTATTCCGATGAAGATAGAGCAAGTATACGGAGGTTTGAGGTAGCTCGGGGCGATGAGAGAAAGGCTCTTCAGGAGCTTATCGGAGACGATGGGCAGAAGCTCATATCTGGCTTTGAGGCTAAGGTTAGAGAAGCCCGTCAGCGACTCCGTTTCCTCGACCATAATCTTGATGCGTGGTCTTACTTCTTTGGTAATACTGATAGCTTCTTGACAAATGAAGCAGAAAGGAGATATAAGGAGTTAACTAAACAGTACTTGACTCCTGCTATGATAGAGTAAATGTATATTAAATAATCTGTATAACATTATACAGATTATTGTTTTTACTTGACAACATAATCCCAATGTGGTATAATAAGAATAGGGAGGTAATCTAACTATGCCGGAGAAGAATCAGAAGGACGATGCTCCTAGCAATGCTGAGCAGACTCCGCCTACTCCTCCGCCAGAGAAACTGCCTAAGGTAGAGGTCAAAGATGGGCATGTTCTCGTTGACGGAAGGAAGTATGTGAAGGAATCTGACCTCATCGCTGCTAAGGAGAGTTTGCAGGGGCAAATAGAAACTGCGCAGAAGACTCACAATGATGCGATTGATAAGTTGCGTCTTGAGGTTTCTACTGCTCAGAGTGAAGTTGCCAAGGCAAACGCTGCTCTAGAAGAGGCAAAACAGGCCCGTGAGTCGGGTGCTATCTCCGCTGAGGAGTTAGCGAAGGTCAAGCAGGAAGCAGAAGCTGCTAAGAAGGATTTGGCAGATGCGCAGAAATCTGGTCTAGATTACCGCCGGAGATTTATCATGTCTACATATAATATTCCGGCTAACTCTGACACTGCAAAGTCCATCGAGGGCAAGACATCTGCTCAGCTTGATGCTTTAGAGGAAGCTCTGAAAGCTCTGCAAGGAACAAAAGTAGGTCCTGGTAACTACATGGTTGGAGGTCAAGGAGGGGGAGCTACTCCAAGGACTGACCGCCAAAGAGCTAGGGAGCTTCTAGACCAAACTCCTTTTCGGGGAGTTAGAAATGCTCCAGAACCACCTGCTAAATAATAGTAGTATGAAAGGAGATATAGCTAATGGCTGACTCAGGCGGGCACTGGAAAACACTTGCGGAGGCTCAGAAGCTGACGCAATCTTTAAAGATACCTGGCGTCTTCGAGGAAGACGTGAAACGCAACAATCCTATCGAGAGATTACCTGTAGGCCAAGCAGCCGGCACCGGTCTCAAAGTCGAGTGGCTGAGAGAAAAGACGACCACCGAGGATGCAGTCGTGGAGACCGAAATCGGCGACCAGCTGGCCTGGTCTGATGATGTCGAGTATGAAGAGAAGGAGATGACTCTTCGCAGAGTCTATATCCAACGGAAGCTCGATAAGTATGTGCAGGGAATCTACGGTACATACAACAACTATGAGGAGAGAGTTCTCCTCGAATCGGAGAAAGGTCTCAAGCGTAAACTGGGCGCTCGGACTATCTACGCTGATAACACCTACGGAGGTACTCCAGCCCAGTTTGATGGCATCCATGCACTGGCTGCGGAGCATGGAGCGCCCCTGGCAACTCCCTGGGCTTCTGGCGGAAATGACCCTAAGAACATTGACGCTAACGAAGCCGGTCTGTCCCTTGCCTTGCTTCGTATGCAGATAGACGAGATGAAGCACGGAGTGGATGAGCTCTGGTTTCCTTACGAGATTATCCGGCGCATGGATGCAGCCTATCAGGAGAAGGGCTTTGCTGGCCTCAAGTATAGTGAGGCAGGCAACCTAGCCTTCCTGACGATGGGCTATAACGAACTGGGAAAGAGAGTCTTATTCTGGGACGGTATTCCTCTTATCAGGACTGACTATCTTGTACCGGAGCAGGCTAATACTGGCACAGGCTCTTCGTCTGATGCTAGAGCACTCTGGTCGTCCGGTGATAAGCAGTACTCCATCTTTGCTATCAAGTACGGCATGATGATGGACGGAGAGCAGAATCCTGGACTCCAGTTTGCCTACGGCGGCACAGAAGGCCAGGGAGACCTCTACAAACTTGTCCGCTTCCCCGAGTTAGAAGACTACGATGCTGGAGGTATCCGTCTGGTATCCTACGGTGCACTTCTGCTCGGCTCGTCCCTTTGCTTATCCAGACAGTTCGACATCGAGGATGTCGCAATCACTGTATAAGAATCTTGATACTACTTAAATATATAGGAGGAAAAGAAATGTCACCTACTTTTAATGCGAAGGTAATGAGCAAGGGGGGAAGTGCTCAGGTAGCCTATGACCATATAAACATCAGTACTAATCCTGCTCTGGGTACAAAGACTGTAAGAATTAACTGTCAGGATTATACTGGAGTAGCTTCAATCATTGGTCTTCAGGTGAAGCCTAGAGCAGGAATATCTCAGACTAACGAGATAATTGGTATCGAGTCTGGACCTGGTATAAGGTCTGGGTTTGCTGCTGCCGGTATTGTTTGCTATAAGGCAGAACCTTATATTCACAGTGCCGGAGGTGCTATATCCGGTGATGTGAGAGGCTATGAGGTATCTCTAAGCTGCCCATCCGGTGCAGGTACAATCAGTGGAGTTATGTCAGGTATTAAGTGCGTAAACAATACTGCTAAGGCAGTTACTGGTGGCATCTTTCCAATGTATGTAGTCCATGCCGGAGACGCACAGCCTTGGAAGGGCGTTATGCTTCTTCCTGATGATAGCTCTATTGCATGGAGTACTGGGTCACTTTCATCCGCTGCTGGCAAACTGAAGGTAGTATTGTATAATACTACCACTGGCGTTCAGTCAGTCTTCTATATTCCTCTCTATACTAGCTAACTTACTAGCTTTGGCAGTTGAGCTAAATCAACTGCCATATTATCTTAAGGAGGTTCCAATGGATATTAGAGGTTATCTGGTACAGAAGATAGCTGAATATAGGCAGGCGCAGCAGCAGTATCTTGACAATGCTAAGGCAAATGATGGTGCTGCGCAGGCTCTTGAGACTATGCTATTAGACCTTAATGAAAGTGAAAAAAAGGAGGCTAGCAATGCCAAACCCGAAGATGGACTCTCTCAATAAAGATTCTACCGACCAGCATATCCAGGATGCAATCTCTGATGAGATAAAGATGTGTATGGATGAAGGTAAGGGCGACCAGAAACAATGTGCTGGTAGAGCCTATGGTATAGCAAGAGAGAAAACCGGCAAAGACCTCAACTATGGCGAATAGGAGAAGAACATGACTGTACATAAATATGCAATATCAATTCATAAGTTCACCGGACTAAGCGGCGATACTAAGCCGACTCCTGCTCCGTGCGGTTCAGAGTTCTTCGAGACTGACACACAGTCTACATACATCTGCTACGATGGAGTCAACTGGACTGTGAAGGATGACTCTATCACTATCCTTAAAGCTATACAGGCTGCAGTGGAGACATAATATGGGTTGGAATGAGCTTGTTATCCTACCGCAGATAGACGCCATAATGCGGAAGCATAAGGTAAGATACCAGTTTCGGTGGGTCAGTGCTCCATACCCTCAGGTACTTCTGGAGTATGAGGGCTCGATTCCTTTAGCGTCTGCGGAGAATATTATAGCTCTCTTTCCTGACCAGGTATATGTACAACTTATTCCTGGATGTAAGTTTCCTGATAGCCTCAAAGTACCAAAGCCAGAGTTTAGGAAGTAACGATGCCTCGAAGCGATATTGTAAAGGTGGATAGGGAGGAGGGTCTTATCGAGGCAACGCTGTCTGGCGGGGAAGTTATCCGAAGGTCTCTTTCCTACTCCGATATGATTAGCTCTCTATCATTTGACGATGGAGTTAGCTGGAAAAAGATAGAGGCTATCTACTATGACCCCGCAACTAATAGAATCAAAGTGGTGTATAAGGCCTAATGATGATTAATGCTGTAACTGACCCTCTAGTACTTAATACCATCCGCAAGATGGGCTTGCAAAGTGAGCAGTGTAAGTTTACTGAGGACTACTCTCGTAAACACCCGTTCGCTAAGATGTACTCTACTCCAGTAGGTAACATTGCGGTTGTTAGCGGACTCCCGATGGTGGACGCCTACGGGCAGAAACACAACCTTACTTTCAAGGATAAGATGGGAGTAATAGAGAGCGGTAACAATATCTTTCATCTAATCAATAAGGGACTGGACACACGTTTGATTCTCTTGAGCGACCAGCCTAACGGTGGCAAGAAAGATGATGAGGTTATCTTTCATCCCCAACTATTCCTTGATGGCGTGGAAGTCAAGCCGGTAAAAGATACGCCTGTCTTATTAGAGTTAGACCCCGTAAATCCTAACTACAGTCTGAATACTTTGGAGTGGGACTACAAGATATGTAAACGGCGAATCAGAATTATCGAGGGAAGATTCTTGGGTTCGTGGGTATTCCTCACTAATCCTCATGGCACAGTTAGAATTAAATATAACCAGTATAATCGGGCAGGTAGTTACTGGCTAAGGCTGGGGCAATTCAAGGTAGAGGAAGATGAGGAAATAATACCTAGGGAAGCCTTTGAAAGACCTCTCTTCAATTATCCTTTTACAATCTGCGATACTGCTACCTTTTATCCAGATGCCAGTCCCGAAACTTCTACGGTAGACGGTGATGTAAGACGGGTAACAACTGCCGATACGTGGGCGGACTTAAAAGCCGGAGCAGGCACTACGCCCATTGGTGATGATAGTGTAAATATGTACTGCTATATGTCATCTTCTACAACCACTAACTACTGGCGCTGGCTTATGAGGGCGGTTATGCTATTCGATACCTTTCTTGGTGCTGGGGTAGTTGTAGCTAGGGCGGTACTTTCATTATATGCGCAATTCAAGACAGATGAATTGGGATTCGCTGCTAACTACTTCCCGAACATTTATTCCTCTAACCCCGCTTCTAATACTGCTCTGGTGGCAGCTGATTATGGAACTCTAGGCTCGACTGCCTTTGCGACTGCTATAGGTTATAACATTATTACCACAGGCACTTATAACGATTTCATCTTTAATGCTTCCGGCATTGCAGCGATAAACACTACCGGAATCAGCAAGTTCGGGATAAGAGACTCTTATTATGATGCGGGGTCAAATACTCCCACTTGGTCGGGAGGTGATAAAGCTACCGGAATACATTGGTACACCGCCGACCAGGGCGCAGGCTATAAGCCCAAGCTGATAGTGACTAGCTACATTCCTGCGTATCCTATCATAGGTGGAGGTCATATTATTGGCGTAGGAGGTCGAGATGTCTAGGAAACTTGGAGACACGATACATCTAGACTTCACTACACACAATCCTACTACTGGAAGTATTAGTGATGCTGATGGAACTCCTACCTGTGAGGTATTTGAGGACGATAATGATACTCCTATCTTATCTCCTACAGTAACTAAGCGCACATCCAAGACAGGTAACTATCGAGTACCTGTTGCTGCTACTGCAAGTAATGGGTTTGAAGTGGGGAAATCCTACAACGTAGTTGTATCTGCTACAGTCAACGGTAAGTCAGCTAAGAGTTGCATTGCTAGCTTCACCTTGGATAGCAAGAGGCTGAGCGACCTAAATGACCTGTCTCAGTCGGATATTCTTAGCGATGCTACTCCGTTTGCTGGAGCAGATATAGAAGCTATTAAGAATAAGACTGACAACCTGCCATCTGACCCTGCTGATGAGTCCCTCCTGGAGGCAGCTATAGCACTTGCGCATTCTACTACCGATGGAAAGGTAGATGCCCTACAGCTAGATGTTACTGCTATCAAGAATAGTACAGATAACCTCCCTCTTGACCCTGCTAGTGAATCACAGTTGGAGGATGCTATTCTAGCATCTGAAGCTGCGATTCGGGGTACGGATTCTGACGACCTGAAGGTTATATCTGACCAGATTGATGGGGTTGGCGGGTCTGCTCCAACCGCTGGAGAAGTAGCAGACGCCGTGTGGGATGAGGCTATTGCAGACCATGTAGCAGATGGCAGCTTTGGTAAGAAGATTAACGATACTGGAAGTATAATATTTGAGGCAAGCTAATGAGAAGCGTGTCAGGAACTCTCGAGGCTGCACAGATATCCGGCAGCAGGACTCCTTATATCTCTATGCTGTTTACCAGTTATGATGGAGGTACTACCTATGACCTTAGTTCTGACGGTGGCTATGGTGATAGGATAGTACTTATTGACCACTTAGAGGAGCCTTACAACGATTATGCCCATGTTATGTTGAGGAACTACGATAGGGGATTACCTGAAGACTTAAATGGCTTCTGGGTGGAGATAGGCTACGGTGATGATAGTGAGTATAGCCAAACTGCTAGAATGTGGGTGAAGCATCAGCAAATGATTTCTGCCGGAGGTAAGCTGATTACTATTCTTGAGCTAGAAGGGATGTGGTCTAAGTTGCGAGAGACCAAGTTACGTATCGGAGACCCTCCATACTATACTGCTACGTTTGCTACCGATACTGTCCTGACTATATTAGGAACGGTTCTTGGGGAGATAGACCCTGCGATGTCCCTAGCTGACCTTGGTACTCAGAATGACGGGATTATAAACTCTTACACTCCTTCTTTCAGCATTAATGAAGTTGAATACTTTGAGGACGCAGCTAACGTTGTTTATAGGCTGCTTAAGATGACTAAATCTTTTCTGCGTTCGAGGTCTGGTCTGGAGTTTGAAGTTCGCTATCCGCAGGAATCTGATGAAGTTGACCTAGAGATTTACTCTGAAGGCTCGGATGTTCAGGTGTTCTATGAGTATATCAATAGAAGCAATCTGACTATCCCTAATCATATCTACTGTATAGCCAATGCAGGGGAGGATGGCTTGTGGACTAATATTATAGTAGCAGAAGCGGTAGAGCAGGACTCTATTGATGCCTACGGAGACGTTCCTGATATTACTCTGGCTCCTGATATTGATAATGAGAGTAATGCTGAAGACCGTGCAGAGGTAGTATTAACAAGAATTATAGCAGAGCAGCCTGGAGGTAGCATGACGCTTCCTCATGACTGCCGTATAGAGCTTTATGACCTTATAAAGGCTTATGACTACAGAGGTGTGGCATAATGGCTAATGAGGATTTCTTAACGTATAGCGAAGAAGACCCAGGTAATGACGTAGCTGTTGAGTCTGCAAGGGTGACGTTCACGAATCTCCCGTTGCCTAACACCGTTGCAAGAGTATTTAAAAGCGAGTCGATATCTGGGAACTTCACTCATCTGTTTGAAACCTTTATGAGTTACTCATCTCTAGGATACTATGGATATGTGAGATTATGGGGAGTTAAGGCTGGAGGAGGGTCTATTTTTCTGGTTGAGTTTTCAGGAGGCGAGGCATCGTCACCTAACTACATGCTTGTAGGAGATGAATCATCATCGCCACTTTCTACTGCATTTAATACGGTGTACTATCATAAGATTGAGAAAGTAGGAGAGACTGTTACCGATAAGATATACTCCGATTCGCTTAGAACTAATCTGCTTGGAACTCTATCTGTACCATGCTCTATATCCTCATTTGATACCGTGCATGTTCTGGACTTTGATGAGAGTGGAGGAGGTCCTGAATATCACTCAGGCTATATAGCTAACCTTGACTTAGGTGAACCCCCTGCACCTTCACCTGTAACAACAGAAAGGCGGGTATCGGCAATCAGGCATGTGTATCGCCCTGGGAGTTACCGTATGGAACTTAGGTTTGGGGGCATTACTGATGAGTCTAGTGTAGAGACTGCGAGGCTGATTGTGAAAACTAAGAAAGAGGAGGCTGGCAAGGAGAAGGAAATAACTCAGGAAGTGACTGCTCCTCCTAAGGTTGTAGAGGAGATGAAAGCTGCCTTGGAGGATGAAGGGATAGGTGCGATAGTCAATCGGATTAAGACAGACAAGGCGTTCCTGAGGTATGGCTATACTACCACCGATGTTATGAAGTGGGCAGAGCAGGGAATGACTCCTCAGGAGATACTGAGAAAGATGAGAGCCTACAAGGGGGCGAAGGTTGAGCTATCTAAGACTGAACCTGCTCTTGGTAAGATAGGCTTAACAACGGGTCAGACAATGGACCTAATCAAGAAGGGCTATACAGCTAAAGATATAGTCAAAGGTACTGCTGCTGAAGTGAAGCAAGCTAAGGCATTTAACAAGTACGGCTACTCTATTGAGGATGTTCAGGCTATGGTGAAAAAAGGTATGCAGCCTGGACAGATTGTAAAATACATGCAGGAGCATCCACAGAACAAATGAAAGATAAATCTGGCACTCCAGTAGGCCCTGAGCGAGGCGGTAATAAGTATAGTGACCTCGAGAGACGCCATACTCTCTACATACCTAATAGCTATATTAGTGGCAGGATGCTTGATGCTCCTATACTAGAATCTTCCTATTGGGCTCATCTTCTGATAGATGGAGGCGATGTAGGAATAACTGATACTATGCAGTCGGGCTTCTCTAACGAGCCTGCAACTTTTGATGGAGGTACAGTATAATGGCTACTACAATTCAGGTTAAGCGTGGACTTGCAGCAGCAGTGGATGCTATTACTCCTGTATCTGGTGAGCCTGTATGGACTACTGACAACAAGCAACTTCGTATTGGAGATGGCTCAACTGCTGGTGGCAATAAAGTGGCAATGGAGTCTGTTCTTATCACTCGAACGTTCCTTTCCAACTGCTTCATATGTCCTGCCCCAGGGACAGACTGGACTCCTCAACTTGAAGGTGTAGGTCTCGTACAAAGTAAGTCTGCTAAGAAGTGTTGGCTGCCTCTCGGTTTCTTGAAGATAGGTGATAAGATTGTGTCTTACAAGATAGTAGGAGACGCTGTGGAAGCTGATGCCCTTACCCTTGACTGCAAGCTAGTCAGAGTGAACAAAGCTGACCCGCTGACTACTACTGATGTAACAGGTGGAGGTATCACGCAAGTTGATGCAGATGGCAACTTTGACTCTGAGGCTACTCTGTCTTCCCCTGAGACCGTTGCTACAGACAAGCAGTATGCTCTCGAGATTCTAGGCACTACAGGAACCGGAGATTCTATAACTGTAATAGGAGCAGAGGTAGTTGTACAACGTCTACCTTAAGGAGGTAATATGAAAGACCGAACTGTAATGAGAGCAGATCTAAGGACTGACTTAAAGGATTCCGGTAGTCTCTGGTCTGATGCAGAGCTTAATCGGGCTATTGAGAAGGCTGTGTCTGACCTTAGTCGCTATCTGCCAAGAAGTAGGCTATATGAGGAAGTGTTAGAGTTCGGTGTTACTGGGGAGTCTGTTACCTTTCCTGTTGACACTGACCCAGACCGAATTGTAGATGCGCAGACTTTCAACGGTAAGTCGGCAGGTAACACCTTCACTATTGCTGCTCAGCCTGATGTACCAAGGGCTCTGACTCTGCTAGTAACTGATGCCGATGGCAGTATGACTGACTGGCATATTCGTATTGACGGGACTGACGAGGACGATATGGGAGTGTCTGAGGACTTCTACTTCGGAAATGGCCTTAGCCAGACTGGGAAGCAGGTGTTTAAGCGAGTTCATGCAGTGACTCTGGTCGAGACCTTCGGTGGGACTGCTGTTGCAGGAGACGTTCTGGATATCGGAGTTGGGGCGTACACTGATGTCTGGGTCAAACTGGCTAACAAACCTGTGAAGTACTCCTCAGACTCTGCCACTGATGCAGGAAGCAATACTCTAGCAAGAAATACCGACTACAGTATTGACTATGCTCGAGGCATGGTGAAAGCAGTGAGTGGAGGAGACATTGCTGCTGGAGAGGTCTGTACATTTGCATATACTAAGAACCAGACTCACATTGACCTCTCGGCATTGGACGACTTCATTAGAGCCTACCGAGTTGAATATCCTGTAGGCGATATTCCCCAGACGTTCTGCTCCTTTGAGCTCTACGGTAGGTATCTGTCAATTACAGGCTCTGGTGAGTCTGAGCCTCAGCCTACCCTTCAGGAGCATAAGCATGTTAGAGTCTACTATGATGCTACTCACCATCCTCCATCGGACTTTTCTCCTGGAACGGTGCCTGAGTTCCTTGAGAATACAGTCGTTATGGCTGCCGCTGCCTATGCTCTGTTGACGTACTCTCTAAAGTGTGAGCATCAGGCTCTGGTTGATATTGCTACTGCGAGAGCTTCAGTTATAAGTGCTGATGCAGTCCATACAGACATTGAGGCTAACTTGGCTGTAGTGGGAGGATACCTGGATGATGGGTCTAGTGCGCTAGGCCTCTGTGCCTCGCTCCACTCGGCTATCATAGCTGCTCTGGATGCTGCCAGCGTCTTTCTGGATGCAGTGGCAACTGACCTGACCAATGCAGACAATGTCAGAGCAGATTATATAACAACTACTAACTATGTTGATGGAGGGTCTGAACCTGATATCAAGACCTACCTTGCATCTGGGGGTAATCTACTGAACACTATCACTAAGGGTGGTGAGAACGAGCGTACTCCTGAGATGTATGCTATGTATGCTAGGGCAGTCAAGGACGCTTTGGTGGGAGCATTTGAACTGGATAGGCAGCTTTACCAGCAGAACGCTACCGCCCGTACTAACGCTGCCTTGGCATTTGTTCAGGAGGCATCTCAGAGAATACAGGATATTCAGGCTAATATTGCAGAAGCGGAGGGCTATAACTCTATTGCAGCCACGATGGTAAGAGGCATAGAGGCTCAGTTGCAGCAGATAGCGAGCTATCTATCATCTGCTGCCCACTCGATTGAGATTGCTTCTAATGACCTAAGCATGGCAGATAAGTTTCGCACTGAGTCGGACATCCGCTTCTCCGAAGTGTACAATATCTGGAGAGATAGGAAACAGTACATTGGAGACTTTGCAGCGTCCTCTATGAGGCAGATTCTTACAGGAGGCTAAGAGAAAGAAGATGATTAAATTCCTTGAGAGTGCTTACTGCTGGATGTTATGGGTTCTGGGATTTGCAGACACTGATGGTAACTTCCAGACTCCCAATGATAGGGAGAAGATTACCTACATGCTTCGGCGGATGAAGGAGCGGATGGGAGTTATCTGGTGGATTATGTCTCTTGGAACTCTGCTCGGAGTGTTTGCAGTCTGCATTCTGGTGTCATGGTGGTATACTTTCCTAGAAGTATTCTTGCTATGGCTATTTGTTCATGTACTATACCCTTACACTCCGCCAGATAACATATGGAGATAGAGGGTATATTTGCCTGTCATGGAGACAGGGCCTCCTTATTAGAGGGAGAGCTAGGATTAGCACTCTTGGCTCTCCCTCAGTACTTCCTCTTGAATGTGTGGAAGTAAACCATCCAGTTATCCTGATAGCCCTTGTTAGGATGAATAGCTCTCCATTCAGCCTTAAATTCATCAGGGCTATTGAATCCTTCCTCTTTGAAATGCTGCTCGGCGACTTCCTTCAGGGTTATGACTCTAACTCCAGTAAGCTCAAAGTACATTTCCCTATTACCGATGAATAGTCTGAAGAAGTCTCCGGCATAACCATACTGGAATGGTCTGGACGTTGCAGTTTTCTTGCCCTGCATACACTTAGCAGCATTTGAAGTACGCATGGGTATATTAACTATCCTAGGAATCATCTTCACCTCCTCACCTGTATCCTTGATTTGCCCAAGTAATTTTATCGACTAGCTCTTGACGCTTAGCGTAGGTTTCTGTGGCTTTTCCTTGATTGTGAGGGCCTTTTACCGATGGTATTAAGTTTATGAGTTCGAGCATACATTCTGCCTGATATCTCTTAATATGCAGTTCAGGAATGAGTAATGGTAATAATATTCTAAGTATTGGAGGACCTAATCGTAAAGTATAGCAGGTTCTAGCAGAACTATATCTTTTAGGTTTATACTTACTTCTCGGATTAGGTTTTGTGCCTGATATATTCTCGGCAAAATCCGCTATAATATTTAGGATATCTAAGTTGGTGTTCACGATAGTGACCGAAGGGGAAGCCTTCTGGACATAATGGGCAGAAAAACAACCTTCTCCGTCAATAAAGCCTGCTATGTAGCCTACACTAATCATATCTTCACTCCCATCGGAATGTCTGGCGGATTTCAAATGGAACTCTAAATCCAGGAATGTTCTCAAGCTCTTCTTTAGGAATCTTCTCCAGTACATCTCCATCCCATGTGATAGAGTCATGCACAGTCATTGTTAGTGGAAACTTGCTTTTGGGACCTAGCCCTCTGTTCCTACAAAGTATCAATGCCCTTTTACATATCTCTCCGTCCGAGCCGAGTATGGGGTAGTTAGAGCACTTGTTTCTCATCCGAGATTCAGACTCGTTATCCGGCAGCCTAATGCGCCTTCCGAATACAGTCGGTAAAGCCCATCCGTCCTTCAATCCTTGCTGCTGTGCATAGAGTAGCCAATCTGCTGCTCCTCGGTATGTTCTAAACCAGCCTTCGAGCAGGTCATTACATCGGCTTCTATCTCTTGTCTTCAACTGCTCCATAAGCGTCTCGGCGGTAGCTCCATATATGACTGCGAAGTTGACTGTCTTAGCCAGCTTTCTTGGTATGCCCATTAGGTTCGCTGTATGCTGGTGGATGTCTGCCTTCAGCGGGTCTAGGTTGTATAGGACACTGAGCATCTCTCTATCTTGGCTCATGTTCGCTAGTATGTAGAGGTGTTCTCTACTAAAATCTCCTGTTGTAAATACTCTATTATCCGGCATTAGCATAGACCTGGCTCCTGGGTCTCCAGTTTCCTCGTTCTCTCCAGGAATATTCTGCATGTTCCTGTTGCGACTGTTCAGTCGCCCAACATCAGTCTCCATATAATACTCGGAGTAGAATCTATCCTCTCCTCTTAGTGGTAGCAGGTATGTATTGAGGAACTTGCTCTTGTGTCTGTACGCTATTATTGCAGAAGCTAGAGGGTCATCTAGAAACTCCAAATCTTTTTCTCTAGTTCTAAGCTGCCTCCTCTTTGGGGATGTAAACTTAAGGAAGTTGCCTCGCTTAGCTAGAGTATAGCCTACCTGCATAGGACTTCCAGGATTGCTGATGCCGAAGTCTTGTATGTATCTGCGGTAGAACTCCACTTCAGTAGTGTAGCGGTCTTCAAGCTCCTGACGCTTTGCCTGGTCTATAGCAATACCGTGCATAGACATATCCTGGAGTATAGGAATTGTCTCCATCTCTACCTTGAAGTACTCTCCAAACCGCTGATATATCTTTTGCTTCCATTCTAGATATAGTGTGTAAGTAGCCTTAGTGTCCGCAGCACAGTGGTCTGCTAGAGCCATCCGGTTCTTCTCGATTAGCTGCAAGTTGTTGGAGCAGCCATTCTCTTTCATTATCTCGCCGTTGTTCCTGGTGAAGCAGTTGAACTCCGCTCCCAGTATCGGCAGTGATGTTTCCTTGTATCCTAGGAGCCTGGCAGCTATGTTAGTGTCAAAGATGTTAGCTCGGTCAAACGCCTCTCCGACTAGAGGAATCAGAGGAAAGATTCCCATGTCGAATACTGCATTGTGCATTATCTTAGTGGTTCTTATGTTCCTAACTATCTTGCTGAGTGCCTCTAGCCCCTTCATTGGAGGCTCTGGGTAAAGGTCGAAGTAGAAGCTCTCCTTCGGCGAGAACGCTATCCCTATGCCTAGAGGATGCCTCTCATCTATGGATATTGTCTCTACGTCAATAGCTACAGCAGACGGGGGATTCTGCTCCCACCAAGTCCAACGGTCGTCTGCCTTGACATCTGGATACCCGTAGTAGTAAACACTCATAATAAACTCTAATTAAAGTAGCGTATTATAGTTCCTAGAGGATTATAGCATTCCTGTAGCCACTGGCAGAATGGCATGTCATATACTTTTCTTCTGCCTACATATATGCAGTGGTATATTATGTTTCTAAATGATGTTTCTGGACTGTAGTCTGTACTATTGGATGGTTCAGGTATGTTGATATAGAGGACTAGATATCCATCTCTTCTAAGTTTCTGCATAGCGTATTCTACTGCCTTGTATATAAGATTGATTGGCAGGTAGCATCTATATCTTTTTAGTCGCACAATCTTAGTGGCTACTGCTTTCATAATGGCTGTTTACCTCTTATTGTATGGAATCTCTCTAGGAATAAGTGTTCGATAGCCTCCGGTGTGTGCGAAGATATTGTGCAAGTGATTGGAGGCTCAGGAAGATACCATCCTTCTCCCTTGCTGTGCATCAGGTATAGAGCCTCTGATGCTAGCATCTTGCTATCCATCTTCTTGATGAGTGTCCAGTCTGCTCCTACGCAGCCGAACTTCTGCATAATCTTGCCGGAGATTCTTCTTTCTAACTCGCCAAACTCCCGTATGGAGTACTTGACTGGCCTGGATATATCGGATATGTAAGCCTCTGCTCCATCATGCAGGAGTGCCGCCAGGCATGTCCTGCTGGCAAATCTTACATCCTCTACTACTTGCTGACCAAGCTCGTGAAATACTAGGTCAGACACATGGAGAGAGTGCTGCGCTACCGAGTAGAATATATTGCAGTGACCTACAAATCGGCAGAGTAAGGACAGTGAATGGGCAATGTCTCTGATATCTATGTCGTCTAGTTGCAAGCGGTAAGGATTCACCTTCTTTCCTGTGAATGTCTCAATCCAGATTGCTTCCTCTTTTGTATTAGGCATTTTTCATCTCCTTCATTACTATAAGCCTGTATGAACTATACTTCCTTTAATTTTTTCTGCGATGAATCTGACTCCAGCAGCTTTCATAACTTGAAGGCAGTTGTGGCATGCTTCGGGTCTTTCTAATCCGTATATGAATACTGTAGAGTCCTTAACTGATATTCCGAACTTTGCAGCCTGACATATAGCGTTTACTTCTGCATGAATAGCTCTTGTGCAGTGATTGTTCACTATATCACAGCCTGCTTCTGTGCAATGCCACTCTCCAGCCTCAACCTCCAAGTGCGCAGGTGCGTCGTCGTAGCCAGTAGATATTATCCTTTTGTCTTTAACTACAACTGCTCCTACTGATGCTCTTGGGCAAGTTGCTCTGGTTGAAATACTCTTAGCTACTTCCATAAAGAATTCGTTCCAATCAGGTCTCTCCATTTCATTCTCCTTCTAAGGAACATATATACGTTCCTTAAATTTACTACGGTTTACGAAGAACAATAATATCTTCATCATCTACAACTTCCCATCCTCTTGCTCTATAAATATTAGTGTATAATGAACCAGGTGCGAACCACTTAAACCACTCATTCTTATCTTGTGTAAACCCGACCTTCTTGCAAGCATTAACTGCCGGCAGGCTTAGAGGTAATCTCTTTCGTTCTCTGTTCTTCTGCATCTTATAGTGGTCTTTAACTATAATAGTCATGCTTCCGCCTGGCTTTAATGTCTTAAAGCACTTAGCGTATACCTCCTCCATCTTCTGTGCCCATAACCAGTCATTCATAAGTCCTATGTTTAGCGGAGAAGTGAATGTGTACTCTGCCATATCGTAATCTGTCTTCTCCGTTGTTAGCTTGTCTGTACCCTTTGACTTCATAATGGCAGCGTATGGAGGAGAGAATATCATATGGTCTGCAAGATTAGGAATAGGCAACACTAGTTGCACTGGTCTGTTTATTAACTGTATATGCTCAGATACTCCTGGTGAGAATCTCTCTAGCATATCTAGTGCTAATGATTGGAGTTCATGGTACTTCGGAGATATCTCTATGAGCATAACATCTCGCTGCATCAAGGCAGCTACCATCAGAGTACCTGTGCCTCCGAATGGGTCAATCAGGTAGTCTCCAGGCTTACTGACATACTCTACGCAGGCTTGAATGAGGAATATGTTAGCCTTTGCCTGATGCCGATTTACTTCAACCGGAAACATCTCCTTCCGGTAGTTGGCATCTGAAGGGAACAGAATCCAGCCGTTCTCGTTGCGCTGATATTCAGGCGCAAAACTTTTATTGCTCATTCTTCTGCTCTTCCTCTAGCTTAATCTTAGCCTCGTGTTCCATCTGTGCGATTTGTCTTTTCGAGTGAGGCCAACTTGAGCCTTTTATCCACCGTCTACTGCATGTTGGGCAGGTAAACAGCAAGTCTTCATCTGGCGGGGTGTGCCATGTGAGAGGAGCCTTGCACTTAAAGCAGTAAGGAATTATTGCTACGAATGACGAGTTCCAATCCTGCATCAGAACTTGTTGTTCTGACATTGTTTCTATATCAACAGGAATCTCTCTTGGTGGTTCCCCTACTAGTCCTCTTATTGTTTCTAATCCTGGTATGGCTTCTGACATTGGACTCCTTTCCGTGCTTATAGCCGTGCATAAAGTTCTCTGTACCGACTTTGCGGATGATTGGGATAAGTAGCCTTATCAGCCACTCTACGTGTTCGGATGCTAACTCCTCAGGGCTCTTGAGCCTTATGGTCATAAAGTTCTCCCTAATGCTGTCTCAAGAAGTCATTTATAGCGTTTTGCAAGTTAACTCTTTCCTGGGTGCTAAGGTCATCAATTCCGAAGTCCAATACTGACCTTAGTACAGAGTCTATGAGTTGCGTGGCGTAATCTTCAGCGTATTCCCCTTTATCATAATCGTTCCACAACTCAATCATCTTCTTCTTTTGAGGTTCTAGTAGAAACGTGCAATCTTTGATAGCCTCTTCAAACTCATCCATCATAGTGTCCTTCCTAATGCCGTCAGTAGCTTCTTGGCAGTAGCCATCCCCATGTTTTCTACTGATGCTACTTGTCCTGGACTTGCCATAGCGATATCCATTAGGTTGATGTACTCCTTAGCCAGAGCAGCCGCCCGCTTCTCTCCAATGCCAATCTTATAGGCATCAGATAGAAAGATTAGAGACTTTGTCAGTCTGTACTCATTACGTTGGGAGTCAGACATCTTTGCTTCATCCACTACTGGATAACGAGGAACTATAACTCGCTTGAGTGTCTTGTGCTCTTCTGGCGGCTTCTGCTCATTCTTATACTCAATTACTAATCTCCGAGCAGTCTCTACCCAGTTCGTTGTGTAGAATGTGTACACTCCGCACATAGCTAGGCGATGCTCCCAAGCATAGAGTATACTCGCTGATATAGTCGAGAAGCTATGCCCATGCTCTATGTGTCCATTGGGTTGTACTGGATAGCAGAATAGCTTTGAACCTAGCTCTCGGACTGATGCCTTGACCGCAGAATGGTTTCTAACATCAATTCCTTTGAGAGGAAGCGGAGATATTATGCCTTCGATGATTTGGAAGTTGTAGTCCGCTTGATTGTAGTAATCGGCTATCTGACGCTCTGCCTCATCAATATCTCCAACAAGCTCTGCTGCTTGCTTTCGACTATACTGGAATGTCTTGCCATCAAAGCCGGAGAAGAAGTAGTCGCTTCTCCGATTCCTGTTTAGAGGATGAAATGCTACAGGAACAGACTGCTTAATTAGGCGCAGGATGTCTGGAGGCTCATGTTCGTCTACGAGAAGCATTATTTCTTATCCTTTGCTCTCTTAACTATCTCATCATCCGGCATCTCGAGAGCCTCCTCGTTGCTGGTGTCCTTCTCCTTTGCCATAGCTTGCCGGACAACCTTAACGTCTGCACTGCTCCGCTTAGGTCCATAATCTGATGGAGTTCCAGGCTCTAATGCGCCACCTGGAGCAGTCTTAGCTACCCTGCCCTTTAGCTTGGGGTCAGGCTCCTGCGATGCGAAGGCTGCTCTGGCAGGAGATATTGCCTTTGAATGGGCGGCGGCTCTGGCTTCCTCCTCTGACGGGTTTATATCCTGCTTCGCAATCTCCTCATTAGCTTTCGCAGCCTCCTTCTCCACCTTCGCTATCTCGTCCTTTGTGCGGTTGTACGCACTCTCCTCTTCGTCAGCCTTAGCTTCTGACTTCTCCGTAGCCTTAGGTATATCGCCTCCGTCCTCCTTTATCTCGAGGGCTATCGGGGACGTATCGGGTATGTACTCGATAGGGATAGACTTACCCTTTGTATAGGGGTGAGGCACCTCTCGGAACATGGGCATTATAATCTTCTCAGGCTCCTCGTTCTTAGCATTGAACAAGTAGAGTCTGATGTATGCCTGCATGACATACTCTATATCCCTTTCCTCGATGTCTACTGATTTACGCTCTTTATTGACTCTCATTCTAATCTCCTTTAAAGGCTAAATTATCTGACTTTGGCACCAGTAGGTACTTAATATCAATGTTACTTGTCATTTGCCATACTTCCCTGCACCGTTTAGCTATGCGAGGCGTAGGTGCCATCTTCTGCATTGAAATATGGAGCAGGACTTTCTCATTAGATAGGCATAATAGGACTGGTGGAGGTAGTGGTCTCTTTGTCTGGGCAGATGCTTCAATAACATTGACGATGTTCTTCGTCTCAGGGTCAACATTGCTCCATCTGCTATCTAGCTCTTTGTTCCAGCTTAGGAAGTACTCATTAAGTCCGTACATAATAGCAATGTACTCTGCTTCTAGCTTAGAAACATGAGGAGGAAGTAATTGGTCTCCGCTGCCTCCTCCATCTAGCTTGTAGGAGACGTAGTTGTTATTCCTAGCTACGTAGAGTCTAGGCATAGCCGAGTTCACCTTCCCAGTGCCCATCCTGCTCGTAGTCTACGAAGAAAAAGATGCAGTCCTCGCAGGACATAAGTCTTTCGCCTCTGCAATACGTATTAAATATGTCATCACTGCATGGGTGAGCCATTATTCCTCTCCTCTCATTATGTTTCTTAATCCTATTACTCCATCGTAGCTAGCAGATATCTCCTGCCCGACCGCATCTAGCCCCATACCTTCGATACCGCACTTAATAATCTTTGCGATAGGAGTTCTGACTGGAGCCGACCGTCCAGTCTTGGTTCCTTGGGTAGCAGTCTCCTTTATGGATGTCCATACTACTAGGTCGCATAGCTTGCCAGTATTCTTGAATCCATCACTTATCTGCTTTCCGGTCTTGCCTTCAACTAATCCTCCCTTACCATCTGCAATCATCCCATACTCATCAGTAGGGTAATGAGTAAGGATAAGGTTCTTGCGGAATGACCTGGAAGCCTGAATCAGTGAAGTCATGCGTTCATTAGGTTGTCCATACTCGATGGGCTGGAGACGCTCACGGTACTCATCTTCAGGAAATGGCAGCTTGGATGTCTGGGCGGATGTCTTCCATTTATACTCCTGTACTTCCTGTAGCTCCTGAAGCCTGGCATTGTGGCATGTCTGCCAAAGCATTGTGGCAGAATCGAACACTATACTTTTGGTGCCTCGTTTGCAGATATATACAAAGTCGGAGATTATATCTTGCCATAGCTCCTTCATGCCTTCGACTTTTTTAGGCTGCTTCAGAGTCCTCACTGACGCACTTTTAACTTCAGTTCCGGTTAGCTGCCCCATTAGCTTGCTCTCCTGCAATGGGCGAGGATAAGGCTTAGTGATAATGTCGTAGCCATCAATGTCTAATGCAGATATGTCCTCACTTTGCTTAGCTCGGTACACCTTCAGCTTAGGGTTATCTTTCACTAGCCTCCAGGCTGCTCGGTCGAAGCCTCCCACGTCCAAGTCAAAGTGGAATATGGAAGTTGGGAAGGTCAGAGCCATCGTTGATTTGCAACTTCCCTCGTCTCCGGTAATTGCTACTACTCCGATGTAATCAAGTTCCATTAGTTGTCCTCCTCTGGGTAGTCCACTGCAATTAGTCTGTATCTCACCTTTTCATCTTTATCCTTCCGCTTCGATGTAACGGTATGGACTCTGACGGGCTTGTCTGGCTCCTCCAGCAGAGCTTTACATTCTGCATGTAGTGTTGTCTTTTTAACACTTACTCCCATAGCTTCTAACCCTTCTCCAATTTCTCCAGCATTTTAATCCACCTGGATATGGTAGGTTTCTTTATAGGCTGACCTAGCTGAGGAGATAGACTTAAATATATTGTAGCACTATCAAAGCCTTGCTCTTTCATTAAATCTGAGTACCTGGTTTTTAAGTCCTCTATTCCCATAGCTTCAGGTCCTCCTGTATTTGCCTCTCCTGAATCGGGTTGGGTAGATGGAGAGCCTTCACTATCTGCTCACACATAATCTTGTAGCGGCAGTACTGGCACTCCCACTCGTAGCAATGTTGGAATGGGGCAGGAGGATTTCCTGTACGGAGTGCCTCATCTAGCACTTGCTTGTGTAGCATGATTTCCTTCCAGTTGGTATCAATCTCCTCCTGTGTGAATATGAAAGTATCGCAGTATATCTGAGGAAAAGGAGGAGCGTAGTTGCCCATTATGTATAGAACCGCTAGGTCGTATTTGTTTACTCCAGCAATCTTACATCCGCCTTTCATGTAGGATAACCAGGTTGGAGGAAGGAACTCATCTATGTAGTGGTGCTTAGCAGACTTGCGAGTTGTCTTGAGTTCGAGCAGGGCTACTAGCTCTGCACGGGCTATTTGTACTTCAAATGTCATATCAGGGCTATAGATAACTCCCTCAAACTCGTACACTTGAATCTTGGCATCCTTTGGAGTCAGCACATCCTGTAGTCCATATCCGATGGCAAATAGCATAACTTCCTGGTCAGTGGGCTCAATAGCCTGCTGCTGGTCAAAGAATGTCTTTGTTCTGCATCCGATATAACTGGAGAGGTGATTCGGTTCTCGAACCTCATTTATCTTGTACTTGGATGCGAGACTGTTTAGCATCTTGCGCTGTAGTTCTGGGTTGTCTTTCCTTTCCATTTTGGTTACCTTTACTTATAGCGTATTCCACTACATGATTACATTGGGTGCACTGCACTACTCCAGGCCAAGCATTCTCAAGTATCCCTTTATGACACTCTGAGCATACATTGGTATCTATCATTATGCTTTCTTTTTTCATATTGTGCCGATTCTCCAGAGGAGTCGGGAGCGAAGAAGTCAAACTTCGTCCCCGACTCCTTATCTGGCTATATTCTGCTGTACACGCCGGTCTTGGAATCTTTCTTGAACTGCTTGCTGGCTACCATAGAGGTTATGAAGTTCTTTGGTGAGCTAAGAGGAAGTCCTATAGAGGTAAAGAGGTCTATATCGCCTCTAACAACCTCATTCTCGAGAGCGGCGGAGTTGAACTGGGCGGATGTCTTACCATCCAGAAGTTCCATTGCTGTATCTAGAGCAGACTTGCCTCCTTCAGCATCGGTGCTGCCATAGCCTTCCACTGAGAATACCTCCCATGTGGCTGTAGGAACATCCTGCCCTTTAGGGTGCAGTTCGTCCTTGGCTCTGCCATCGAACAGGTTATGCTGTGGAGGACGACCTTCCTCGCCGTCTGCCATTACCATGCCTATTCGCTTATCAATGCAGTCTGCGAGGTCAGGACGGTCTGACGGCTTAACGTACTCGGGGCTGGTAGGGTCTTTCTGTTCATCGGTCAGGGACTGGTCGAGGATATCAGCGAGGCTCATGCCGAATACTCCATACCTGGATTTCTTCCGGTTGGACAGGGTAAGCTGGATTGTGTAAATCGGGAAGTTATAGGGTTCAACTGATTCTACTACCTCCAGGTCCTTGAAGTTAAGAGATAGCTGAACCGAACTCCTTTCATTCGGAGTACCCTCATCATACTTCTTAGTTTCCTGTGGACATGATACGAGCACTCCGAAGAACCGGCGTAGGGGACCTATGTCACTGTCTATTAATCCTCTTATGCTTGGTGTTTTTTCGTCTGTCATGTTTTCTTCCTCCATCATTTAATAATATTAGCGTTGCTACTGGTAGTACGAATATTAGAGTTGTTATAACTGCTACGATTATCTGTTCAGATACAATACCCCCTTAAGTCATTATTTAGCAACCACTGTATATATTGTATCATGCAGAATAAGCAGTTGTCAATATGGGAGTGATTGCTAGTTACAATTTACTGATGGCCTCCTTTCCCTTGTATAAAAAATAATCGTTATTACATTATATATGCTTATTTATGATTCATACTTTACACTTTACCATTCATCCTTAAGTTCATTGCTTACTCCAGATTAGCTAGTAGCTCGTTACCTCTAAGAGAAATCTCATCCTCGGGAATCTGGGGCATACGGCGAGTTATGATTTGAGGATGAAGTGTGCCTCTGTCCCACCGGAGCTTTATGTACTCTGGGAGTGCCGCCTCTGCATTTCTTCCATGCTTAGTGAACTCAACATCAACAGAGGCTTTAGTTTTATCTCGAGGGTCAAGATTCATCTGCATAACTGTATCAAACCACCAGGATAGTTCCTTAGCTCCAAAGGATTCGTCAGAGCCATGACGAACTTCTCTACCTTCGTTATCAGAGCTAACCTTACGAGGATGGTGAATTACTACAACAGCTAACTGCCGAAGGTAGCCATCTTTCTCTCTGTTGTAGTCACTTAGTAGAAGGTCAATGTTCTCGATAAAGTATGACATCTCGTTAGCTTTGGTTAGGTCATGGTGAAACATCTTGTAGAGAGGGTCAATGATTACTAGGATAGGGAGAGGAGGACTACACATAATCAGACTGTCTATATTACGTCGGAGAGAATGTATACCTGCCTGCTCGTCCAGGTGGAGCATATCTATATAGCGGATAACTACATTGGATGGATAAGATAGGGCCTCACACCTTGCTAACTCATTTGGAATATCCCCTGACTTTGCTAGGTAGATGGACTTAGTCCCTGAGCAATACTTTACTACTCTATTACGAGTTGCAGCCCTCCCGCCTTCTGCTACCAAGTATATCACGTTGGCTGGAGAGGTCTTGAAGCCTAACCACTTACGTCCGGTTGCGACAGAGAAGGCGAGATGCAGTGCTGACGCAGACTTCCAACTTCCCTCATTGCCGAATAGCTCAAACTTGCCACCCACATCTAGGACTCCATTCCAGATAATACGTTGTAATGGAGGAGGCTTCCAATCTATCAGGTCCTGTACACTGAGCAGGTCTTTATCTAGCTTATTAATTTCACTGGACAAGGGTTGCTCCTTTATGCCGCAAACTTTTTGACTTGCTTCATTAGCCTGACTTCGTTGCTTTCTTCGGTGGGTGCAGTCTTTTCGCACAAGTACCGGAGTGCTGCATAAAGTACTTTAAGCTCCTCCTTGTTGAATTTTATATATGGCAACTGCTCTATGGCGTGGATTGCAGAGTGTAGAGAGCGTAACTCATCCTGAGCTACTTTACCCATCAGGATTTCAGAGTCCATAGGCAGTTGTACAATAGCACAGTGAGTTAGATTAGACAGACTCGATAGTATTCTTTGGTTAAGCGTGATATTCCTGGGAGTTTTCAGTACTATAAGGTTAGGCTCTGGAATAAGGGGATGTCCTGATGGGGATACTAATTCTTTAGCGTCAGCCATAACTTGCGGCTCCTTCCATTGAGGATTTCTATTTATATTATATCATAAATAGCTACTGCTGTCAACCTGGATTACCTGAGAGTTTTAGCTATTCTCTTTAGAATAGCCTCTAAGGACTCATCATAGATGGTAGATTCAGCACTGTCACTACTAGAGTAATGGCTAAGTGCCAGTTTATAAAGCGATTTGCCATCAACGTTCACCTGTTCACGCCGGTAAGGGTTTTCTTTCTTTATATCCTCTATTTCCTTACGGATGGCAGAGAGGATGGAATTGGTATCCTCCGTGACTACATAGCAAGGTCTTTTTGGAGGACATACACTGCAAGCCTGCCCCTTTTGATAAATACCGCATACAAGTTTAGCTATCTGTTCTTTTAATGGTTCGCTCATTCTATCCCCCACTTCTTTAATTGTTCTTGCCAGTCTTTATATTCTACATAGAGCGCATAATATCTTTTATCTTATTAGTTAACTCCGGCGACTCTCGTAGCCTATGTGCAAAGATAGGGCAAAGCACTCCTAACTTATCTCTGCCTGCGTAAGCTATAGTATTTAGGAGGCCTTTAACTAATTCTTTTTTCGCCGACGGTTTCTTCGCCTAGGCTAATCTTAGCTAGAACTTCTTCCTCTGTCATAGCAGGAGGCTCTGCACACATCTTATTCCACTGACATGCCAAGCACTGGGTCTGCATTTCTACTTTATCCATCTTGTTCCTCCATATAATTGTTATATTTCTTTCTCCACTTGCTGATTGTACTTCTTTCCACTTCTCCATTGAGGAATTTGGCTACATCAGTAAGACTACCGTCAAACAGGATTACCTCAATCTTAATATGGTACTTATACTCTAGCATCTTCATCTTTGGAGTCTTAGGGAAGATATCAGGCTGTTCATCAACTGTCTGCAATCGCTTAGTGCGCTTTGCAGGTTTGACTCCCCGACCGCTAAGTATCTGCCGGCGAAGTTGAGCTATTGGTGTACGGTCTGCCATAAGGCCTCCATACGCTCCTCAGCCACTCGGAGATTCCTATAGAGAGCATGTCTTGCTGTAGAGCACTCATGCACATGCTTGTTGGTTAGAAGCCGGACTCCTTCCTCCAGAGTAGGCTTGATAGGATGTAGTTGCTGACAGATACGCTGCCATGGAGAGTCACGGAACTCTAACTGGTCTGGCTGAAAGCAGGCAGGGCAGGCTATCTCAGGAGTTACATCTCCACTCAGTACAGGATTAGGAACATATACTACTACTAAATCCTTAAACTTTCCATTCCAGTGGCAGTGATGGCAACTGACTTGGATGCTGCCTGCGGGCTGCTTGTTCTTGTTCATGTGTATCCTCCTTCAGATTATAAATCATTCTTTCCTAGTAAGAAGTCACCATTCTGATAAGCTCTAATTAGAGTTTCCTCCCTCCATATTGTACCGCACTCTGGGCATATTAGCATTTCAGTTTCTAGCTCTGCCCCATCTACGATACACGTTGCCCGATAAGTGAGATAAACAGCATGGCACTGTTGGCAGTACTTGTAGGATGTGAGTCCGCTAGAGCCTGTAACTCTGCCAAACTGCATTACGATTCCGCCGCAGGCAGGACAGGTGAAGTCACATTGACATCTGGTATCGAATACTTCCGAGAATGACGTGTAGCTCTCCTCTAGGATGCTCGTGTACTCAACAACTGCATAAAGAGCGCCTAATTCATCTCTGATTAGGCTTGGCAGAACATATCCTCTTTGCATATCTACCTTACTTCATCTTCCTTATTTATGTTATCTTTAGTGTGGTAGGACTTATGGCATACCCGATGCGAGAGGCCTCGGTTAGACGGCTTCATATTCTGGTGGTCTCCATCGAAGTGATGCTCGGTAAGGTTGTCTGTACCTCGAGGAGGCAATATGTCCTCATATACAAACGGCTCATTGCAGATACAGCAGTTAGGATGATACTTCTGAATCATCATCCAGAGGAAGTACTTTAGCCTTGCCTTCTCGTTGGATAAGTTACTTCTGCGGTGCTTCGGCATTGATTAATCTCCTTGTGCGCTCTTGAATCTTAATGCTGTTCTGGGCTCTAGCTTCCTTTGAGCGCAACCGGAGTTCCTTTTCTATTATATTTATCTTAGCAGATAACCGCTTATAAGGATTACTGTCCCTAAGTCTAACAGAGCGTTGCCGAACAAGGTTGTCATGTTCCTTGTTTAGTTCTTCTGATGTCATTCTACTATAGTTCATAGACTACGCACCTGCCATTTATATTATACCATCTCCTGTTGATAATGTCAATAGCTAGTAACTTACTTAGCATGGCTATCTCCTTTCTTCATTCTCTTTTCTTCTTATATATTGCATTCAGGATGGCGAGTTCAGGTTTATCCTTGTCACTGGTTGCGGAGTAATGTTTATCTTCCGTGTAGTGAGGTCTAATATGCGCCTCACAGTGACTAATGGTGTAGATTAATTCCAGACTATAACTATCAGTTGTTATTACATGTGGTACGGCATACTTAAAGAGGTTGTCAAGAGTTAGTTTAGGTTCATGTATTCGTACCCCGTCCTTCTGATATTCAACCCAACTATAGAATCCAATGGAATATCTACCTATATGAGGTATTATAGTTATCCCGCACCACTTTAATATCTCCTCCCATTTTTTCTCATTACTCGGCATGGCTCTTTTCCTTTCTGCAAAATATTCACTTTTAAAAATCAGGTCACAGTTGCAATAAGCAATCAATATCTGAATTTAAGTTCAGGATATTTAGTGGCTATATTGGGGAAGAAGTGATTAGCATCTTCCTTGGACAACTTTGCACCATGACTGGCAGTCCATACTATACATTCTTCCTCATCGTACCCATTGTCTGCCCCGATATATGCAGTCCAGTCTATACCTTCATTGACTGTCGCAACTACACATATTCCTTTACCGTTGCAATTCCAGTAGCGACCTTCTATAATCATGTTGTCCTCCTATTTCTTTAATTAAGTATTACTACGTTCCGAAGTATCATTTAGAACTTGAAAGGCGAACAAAAGATTCTGAACGGACTTCATTAAGTCCGCACCATCGAAGTCTTCGGGGTCGTAGCTTCGTAAATCGTGTAGACACAACCTAAGTCTACTATCATTAAGTATCCTCTCCCGTTCCTGCTGGACGGCTTGGGCTAAAGATTCATCAGTGTATAGCATGGAATTCTCGTTACGCAGGTCTCTATTTTTCTCATTCAACCGTTCTATCTCCCCTTCCAGTTCCTTTTGTCTGGCGAAGTAAGAGGCGGAGACAATATCATTTAATTCTTTGGCAGGTATCTCAAGTTCTTTTTTAGTAGAGGGTTTATAATTGAGAATAAAAGCGAAAAGCCAATCTACCAGCTTCTTCACCAACTCCTCCTCCGGTGTCAAATGTGGTTTAGTAAGAGTACTTGATGGTTGCTTGGGCAAATTCTGCCCTGTTCTTACCTTGTGCTTATTCACCGTCTTTACCTCCGAATGGTATTTCAGACCTATCATGCCAGAGACTGAATACACAGCATGGCAACGGAGCAAAGTATAAAGTGAGATGGGCTTGAGACCAGTAGAAACCTACCCACATATCATACTAGATAAAGTGGAACGACCACAGAATACCAAGTATCTTCTTGGGTGGTTTAGGTTCCTTAAGTGATTCAAGTAACTTCCTTTCTATATCACTTTTTATTCTGTCCACTTTCTCCATCTTTACTTTCCCTCCATATCCAGCTGTTTTAAGATTGAGGCAAGTTGGGCTTTTATCAATCGCCAACACAGTTCTGTAATGTTAAAATCTTTAATAGGATTTGACTGGCATATTTCTAGAGAATAATCAACACAAATTTGCTTAAACTTATCATCCTCTATCACTGTAAGTTTGTCTGGCTCTATCTTTCTCCAGTTGACGTCATAGAGGGTGGTAGCGAGTATTTCAATAGTTGGGGATTCTTTGAATCTACGCTCCCAAAAGGAGTCCTTTTTCCACTCTGGAAATTCGTTGCCAATAAATTCCACCATCGCCTGTGTCTGCTTATTCATTTACTTTCCCTCCTCTTATTGTGCTGGCTCGGTCTTAGAGACTGCTTGTCAGTATGGGTCTTATTCCGCTTCCGTGCAGACCGATATACAAGACACCAGCATCTTATTAAATTATTTATCCTCTTAACCAGGCTTCATCTCGCTGTTAGAGGAAGGCTTAAAGCGGAGAAAAGCAATGCCATTGATACAGACCCAGATACGTCCATCTTCTGCAATCTGGATTCCTAAGTCTCCGTGTAATGCCATTCCTACGCCACGGCGAAGTTCATCCGGTACGTTTTCAACTGTTATGTAGCCTACCATGTGTGTCTCTGGGTATGCTTTGACTTTCTTCATGCTATCCTTCTTAGTAAGTTGAGTTGCAATAAGCCCGCCTGGTTATTTAATTCTCATCAGCAACCTGGCTAGACGCTTGTGTCCTGCTTTGAGATACCAACGCCTCCACCAGTCGGCTAACTCTGCTATCGTGCCGGACTCCGACATGACTAGCAGTTCATGAGACGCCTCGACTGCATAGGCATCCATCTGTTCTGGAGTTAGTTGTTCAGACATTGTTCAATCCTCCTTTTAGCTTTCTACCTATTCAAAGACCTGTTAGCAATGCACTTTGGAAGTAGCGGGTGCTGTTCCATAACATGCCTTTTGCTATTAATAGTATGCCTACAACTCCGGCAGTAGTACAGCCTCCCTTCGTTGACTTCTGTAGCTACATGCCTTGCTTTTTCTCCACATACGCATTTCATAATCCATTCTCCTATCCTTTTAGTTTCGGCTTTCCGGCATACTTTAGCTCCTTTTCTAAATTATGGGGAGTGTGGAATATTTCCTAATACATCATTGTCTATTTCGTCTCGTGTCTCATGATGGACTAATCCATCCGAATCATATTTAATAACAGGTTTATCTTTTACAAGATATTCTCTTGTAAAGTCTGCTACAAACTGTTCCTCATCTGTTTCGTAGTAAATATAAGTAATTTTTTCAGGAGTGTAGGTTAATTTAACTATTCGAGCAAAACTAACAGCTTCGCAAAACTTCACTAAATCTTTAAAACTTAGCCCATCGTCTTTGTATGTTATTTTGACATTAAAAGCAAAACTCATTCCTTACCCTCCAGCAGATACGTTCTTTTGTGCTCCAGCAAATACGCACCTAGCAAATACGTTGTCATGGCTTTATATCATCACCTATTCTATCTGCTTATTTAGTCGCTTGATGCGCTGGCGTGGAGTTTCGCCTATAATCTCATTAAACATCTTTCCACACCCCTTGCCGAATTATCATTTTGTTTGTCCATTTACTCTTTCCTCACTGTTTGCCGAATAGCCTTAGTTTCTTACATATAGGGCAGTACTTTGCCTTACCGCACTTCTTAATAGTACGCTCGTACCTACGGGCTTCATTAGCATTTTTAAAATCCCATACTCTAGCAAGCACTAGCTCAAGTCCTGTGTCTGTTACAACTTGACACAGCCTACTACCGTTGCCGGATTTATGTAGGTTGAGCCGGTCTTCCACAGTGCCTGGCGTCCAGCCTGCATAGTGTCTGGCATGCTTGTAGTTAGTGCTGAAGTGGATTAGGTATACCGATGGACTCATACCACCTCCGTCCATTTCATTATACCACAAAGTACCGGAGAATGTCAACCGCCTGTTGCCGTTGTCAACCCTCCGTCCGGCGGAGCATGGGGTCCTGAAGCTACCCGGTCTGTTGTATTGAACTGCCCTGAACATCGCTGAACAAAAGTAAAGCGAGACAATTCGGTAATTGAACTGCCTCGCTCTACTGCCCCTGATAACTGCCGTCCTGCTGTGCTCGAACTAGGTTATGTATCCGCCTTTTTTCAGAAGCGCTTCACGGATTCCGTACCGGAAGTTCTTGTCTGTGTTGGAATCGTAGGCGGTTTTGAAGGACATTCCGTCCTTGTAGTCCTCGGCACCGAACTTCTCCAGAAGTTCATCGGTGCTGACGGCGAACTTTTTTCCGCCTCCGCCACCGCCGGTTCTGGCTTTAGCCTGGGTCTTGAGGAGCCGGACTGCTACGAGCTTCTCACCGAAGTCGTTGGTGTACCAGATGCCATCAGCGTCATCCAGTTCGCCGGAGTCCACCATCTTTTTGAGCGCATTGGTGATAGCGGTCTTAACCTTTTCGGTCTTACCCTCTAGCACCTTCTGCTTAGCCGCAAGCTCGATGGCTTCCTTCTCCTTCTGGAATTTCACCAGTTCTGCCGATACTTTGGAGACGAGCTTGAAGTCCTTAGATTGCAGAGCTTTGGTCATCTCCGCCATGAGTTCGGCTTCGGTCATGGGCTTTTCAGGATTGGTTGCTGTTTTGTTTTCTGTCAACTTGACACCTCCATATTGCTACGGTCTTTTTATCCGTGCCTGTATATTTTACCATAACAGAACGGCAGATGTCAAGGGCAGTAGCTTACATTGCGTCTTTTCCATAGGCACAATGTGCGTTCAGCTTCATATTCAGTTGTAGTCGGGCAGGTTCTCCCATCCGATAGGCTATCATCAGCCCTCCGCCGGATATGCCGTGTCCTACCGTCCGGCTTATAGCCGGTCTGGTTGTGCCATGCTGGCCTCCATGTCTTTATTCTTATTATAACATGCCCCACAAGCCCGTTCTCCGGTGCTGGCGGGAGTTCACGTACCGCCACATCGTTCATGCTCACTCCACCTCGCATAATCGCACATACGCTATATGTTCTGCTATGGAGAATACCCAGCTGGTGCAGAACATTATGTTATGAATTATAATTCCGTACTCCCAATACCGGAATAAGAGTTCCGTAGTACATTTGTTCTATATGACATAACATTCTCCGCACCATCGGGAGTTGACATAATACTCCCCATATCGGGAGTTGACATAATCTAGAACAGCACCCGCCTCTGCTAGGTTGACATAAAAAGATGGGGGTACGGTCTAGCAACTTTTATGAGCCATTTACCTTTCTATACGTAGGCGGAGAATTTTGAAATCTGAAATCGGTTACTTGGAACTTAGAAAGTTAGGAGGATAATCTGCTGCCTCGTCCATTATTAGTGCGGTGATAGAGTGACTAGCTACACCTTGCGGTTTATTACTTTGTCCGTATGATGCTTTTATGATTCTGCTCAACTTATGCCTTAGCATAAGAGTGTAGTTAATCCTAACCCTGTGCGGGGCAAATACAAGAAGGAATGTAACTAATCCTGCCAGAACTAACAATATACTTCCTATTGCGAAGTTTCTTCTTGTAAATAATGCTTTCATTGCTTTTCCTCCTTTATGTTCAGTCGGTATAGTAAAGTGGTAGCTCGGTTCATTGCAGTCTTTTTTCCTACTCATCGGCATATCGCACAGTATTCACTGCCTATGTCCTGTAAGATGCTCGCCTTTATGTCGTTCCAGTCCTCCCACTTGCCTGCTTAGCCAGCCCTGATTAGATGTTCCTGTCACCACTGGAGGTGCGGTATCTAAGCCTTCGTTAAACCGATAGTTGGTACGCCACCCCCTGGACACTACCGCTTTACTATACATCATAGCATTTCCTCATCTATAACTTCTATATCATAAGGATACTCCCTATCCATGATGATACTTGCCAATGCTATGTGAAAGGCTTTATCGTCCTTCAATGCTAGCCGCAGATAGTATATATCCTGTATCTTAGCAATCATCCTTTTCGCTTCGGGATTCTCGTCCAGGATTCTCTGATATGCCCCGTCCTTCCCGTAAATCTGCATGTAGTTCCAGAATTCAGTACAATTATCTATCCCACAAGGCATCCACTTTACTCTATGGCAGTACTTGCACTCATAGATGTCTCCATCTCCAACTCTAGTGCAGGCTATGAAGTAGTGCGCCTTAGTTACTGGAGATTCCTCGCATCTGGCATCTAGCCATCTTATTCCCAACTCTTTGGCACTCCTCCCAAGTTTGCGATTTCTAGCTTTAGCTTCTCTAATCGCTCTCCCAATGCTATTACTCTCTCCATGTCGTAGGGCTGTATTTCCATCTCTGCTTTTAGCCTTTGAACTACTCGACCTCGCCGAAGCATAACTAGCCGTCTTTGCTCTCGCATTTCCTTTGGCAGGACTAGCATCTTCCTCCCTCTCGTCTCCACATATGGATTCTTGTTCATCCTCTCTAGCCCCTGTTCTAGCCAGCAGTTCTGCCCGTCTCGCTTCCGTCTGGCGTGCCAGTGAAATCTCTTTGTCCATCGTCTTACCTCGCTCTTGTCACCAAGCACTTTCTTCCAGAGCTTACCGAATACGCAAGGCTCACCGTTCTCGATAACCTCTCCGCAATAGTTGCACTTAACGGATTTGTTGCATCTGCTAATCCAGATATCCATCTATATAACACAATCCTCGTATGGGCATTTACTCGTACAGAATTCTATAGCTTCCTCTGAGTCTGCCTGCGTAATGCCCGCAGATATCAGTGCCTGGCAAAGTTTAGTTCCAGTGCCGGAAATATGAGTGCGCCTATCTAGTTGTTGTGCATTGTCATAATGCCCTATAGTATTAACCCTGCGCCTATTGCCTTTGTACATCCTGTGTGCCATTGTATCTAGTATAACATATAGGCTGACCAGATGTCAAGGGGCAGTCAGCCTTTGTATAAAAAATAATCCGGTTGCTAATTTAATATACTTGACAATCGCCGTCCGCTATGGTATACTGAAACTGGATATAATTGAACATGATTTGACTATCTACGCTTGGAGGCCTCTATGGATGAGACTGGAATAGTGCCTGATAATGGAAAGGGGACTCCTGAGACCTCTATTGCAAGCACTCTAATTCCCTGGGATAGAGACGATGAGAAGGCCTTATACTTTGGAGCAAGAGCTAGTGGTCTTTCTGTCAGGGAATCTCTCCATTTCATCAAGCGCTCTAAGGCATGGCTCTCCGGCTGTCGGCATGACCCAGTATTTGTAGACCTTGAAAGTAAGATACCTGACTTCCGGCGGGACCTTGCTAAGGAATACGTAGAACTTCATACATATCGTAACTACTTCATGGTACTGGAACGAGATAAGCAGGTTCTGGAGAAGGCTATTAAGCCTAATAGAGCCGACCCGCTGACTCGGCAGGAGCAGGAGTACCTTATCAAGCTAAGAACAATGTATACTCCTGCTCACCTACAAATTATCGAGTCTCTTGTCAAAGGTGGCAAGGATGGTTTCAACTTCACTGAGTTCATAATGAACCATCCTGATATAATCCAAATGAGCAGGACTGATACTATTACTGTGGCTAAGAGGCCCGATGATGGCTAGGCGTCCAACTGCCAAGCAGACAAATGCCTCAAGGAGAAACATATCTCGTGCGCACATGAGTCGAGTGAGAACTAAGGAGCCTAGAAGTCCTGGGAGAGTTCGCCCACTTAGAAAGAGAGCTTAGTTATGGCGAATAGTGACGATATGCTTAATGATGCTAAGTTCGAGAATGAGCTTCAGGAGATGAAAAAGAAAGGCGAGCTTGATGAGTTTACGGCGAGGAATGTATATCAGTTAAGGAAACAGTGCGCAGCATGTCAGAACAGTACATATAGCAAGAAGCAGTCTAACCTGGTTATTGGAGTAACAGCTGCAGTAAATGCTGTACTAGCTGTTATATTCTCTAGGTTTGGTGGAGGTTCAAATGGCTAATGCAAAGAGGGCACCTAAGAGTAAGGGCGGTAAGTGGATACAAGGTGCTATAGGGCGCCCTGGAGCACTTACTAGAAAAGCTAAGGCTGCTGGCATGTCTACGATGGCATTTGCAAGGAAGAAACGTCATGCCAAAGGTACGACTGGCAGGCAGGCTAGGCTCGCTATTACTCTTAGCAAGATGCGTAAGTAGGAGCGATGGTTGTTCAGAATATAACCCATGAGGAGGCGTTAAAGCGTCTCTTCTCAGAGCGCAAACTTACCCTCGAGACTTTACTTGAAATCGAGGATAAGGATAGACAGCTTGTGCCTATGAAGCTGAATCCTATCCAAGCTGATGTAGCAGATACTTCTACCTGGAGAGACATATACGTTAAGCCTGGGCAGGTTGGCTTTACTTCTATTGTAGCCGGTGACTTTCTGATAGACAATATCACTATAAATGGTACTGTATCAGTTATCATTAGCTATGATGAGTTCTCTGCTCAGAGACTACTCCTCAAGGGTAAGAAGTATCATCAGTCTCTTCAGAGAAAGATTCCTAGCATACCTGAACTAGACCATAAGTCCAGTACCGAACTTAGCTTTGTGGATAAGGAGAGAGGGTTTTACTCTACATTCTACATATTCTCTGCTAGAAGCTATGTCCTTGGACGTGGTGAGACAATCCATAATCTTCTCTGTGATGAGTATGCGTTCTGGCCTGTAGGCACACATGAGCAAGTGTTTGCGTCTGCTGTTCAGAGGGTTCCTTTGAAGCCTGGAACTAAAATCAGAGTAGGTTCAACTGCCAATGGAGAGGAGAATCCTTTCTGTGAAATGTATAAGGCCGCTAGGGAGGGCTACCAATCAGGCAAATCTGTCTATAAGCCTCACTTCTATCCTTGGTTTATCCACCCAGAGTATCTGATGTATGCAGACGACCCGTTCTGTCTGGATGGAGATGACGTTGAACCACTGAGGAACTTATCAGACGAGGAGATACAGCTTATCAAGAAGTTGACTACTCAGTTCAACTTCGACTATAGGGTAGCAATGGCAAAGATTCGCTGGAGAAGATACAAGAAGGTCGAGATGAGGTCTCTTCAGCGAACCGGACAGACTGTATTTATCTTTAACCAGGAATACCCTGAGGACGATGAGTCGTGCTTCTTGACTGCGGGAAATCAGGCTTATTCCACAGACATTATTGACCAGAAGGTAAGAGTCTGCTATCCTGCACCTATTACTCATGCTTTCACTAACAAAAAGACTGGAGTATCTGCTGAGGCACAAATATGGGAGGATGTGATTCCTGGTCTGCCCTACGTCATAGGTATTGACCCAGGCAAGGGCAAGGTGTCTGAGTCTGTTGCTACAGTATGGCACTTCGAGGAAGGCTATCAGGATAAGGAAGGCAGAGATGTAGCTCCTGTACTTAAGCATGTTGCTACTTTATCTGGTTGGTATGATGAGTGGGAGATGGCTGAGTATGTTAAGTCTCTTGGCTACTACTACAATACTGCTGTACTTTGCCCCGAGGACAATCTAGATATAGTTAGCCATCTGAGAGACTACCCTGCTCTTTATTATAGAGAAGATGTTCGTACTGGCAAGGGCATACGGGCGATAGGTTGGCAGACTAACTCTTCCACTAAGCCTTACATGCTCACTGAAGTCAACCGCTGCATGGAGGATATTGAGTGTCACGACCAGAGGTTCTGGTCTCAATGCAAGAATATTCGCAGAGACCCTACCGCTAAGTATGGCATATCTGTGGTTGGGGCAGACGACCACCATGATGCTAATGCTATTGCTATCTGCTGTAGAGCGGTGCAAGCAGTTCAGGTTGGCTATGCAGGCAACACTGGAGATTCGGGCGGGTGGGACGATAAATGGGGTAAGTAATGGAGACGTAGATGGAGAGAGATGCTAAGAAGATAATCGCTCGTTGCAATGAGTTAAAGACATTCTGGGCTCCTCGTGACGCTAAGATGCGTCAGTGGTATCGTCTCATTCAGATGATTGACGACCTTAAGACTGAGAAGATGGAGTCCTTTGTAGGCAATGACCCTAGGGCGATATACAATCTTGTACTGCACATGCTAGACACTCCTGTGCCTCACAGACTTGCTAACCCTGATGTGTTAGGCGTTGATGCAGCAGCGGTGTCAGTGGAGGTGACGAAGTTCTTCGATACTGCGTGGCAGGATGCTGAAGACGAGTTTAGGCATAACGGACCTAGGCAGAGTCTCAAGCGTAGCCTAATAGGAACTCTCCTAGCAACTGGTTGGTACTCTGTCTTTAGTATTATCTATGACAACGGTGAGAAAGCGTTCCTTGACTTATGGAGTCCTATTCAGGTCTACCCTATGTGGGATATGGAGATGGGTCTGTCTGAGTGCGCTCATATTACTACGTGCACTGCTACTGCAGCTAAGCACATGCAGAGGCGTAACGCATGGATTGACCTTGGAGCACTGCATGGAGACCAAACTATCCACGACTACTGGTGGGTAGAAGTTGGGGACGCATATCCGTTCACTGAGGAAGTATGGAACGCTTCAGTTGTAGCAGGCAAGCTCGTAAAGTATGAAAAAACACGCTTTAGGCGTATTCCAATTTATGTTGCGCCTGTGGGTGGACTCCCTGATACAGGACCTCTCTCCGAAGGCTCCTCAACATCTACTGCCTCCTCATCAGCCTCAACCTCCAAGGGCGACCGTTGGAAGGAGGAGATTGGGCAGTCTATTATCGCTACTAATGAGAATATCTACAAAGCATGGAATAAGTGGTGGACATTCAGTCTTCAGTTGCTTCGGGATACTGCGCAACCTAGGATATTTGAGCGCAGTAGGTCTGGCAAAGCAATAGTTAAGCCAGAGGATGTGTTTAGGCGGGGAGCAATCTTTAGAGGAGGTGCCGATGATGCAGTAGAGTTCATTGGTGCACCTCCTATGCCTCTTGAACTTCGCTCAACTCAATTAGACCTTGAAGCTATGATGCAGCGAGGCGGAGTCTCCTGGGCAATGTATGGAAATGTTACTGGAGAGCTCACTGCCTATGTTATGAGCCAGATATCTGCCTCTGCTAATCAGGTAATGAAACCTTATCTGCAGTCTCTGCAGAACCTCTATGCTGACATAGATAATGGCTGGTTAGAGGATATACAAGAGAGGGGTGTGGCTCCTTATGGATGGAGTCCTCCAGCTAAGCTGCCTGACGATGCAAAGATTACTGCCAACTTTGAGGTGGAAATTCCTGGCGACCTTATTCAACGAGCAACTGCAGCCAGGATGATTGACCCAGAATTCGCTCTAAGTTACACTTATGTAGTCAATAAACTATTTCCAGAGATTAAGAATCCTCTACAGGAAAGAGCGCAACGTCTTGCTGATATGGCAGAGCTATCTCCAGAAAACGCTACTATTGCTAAGATTCGCTATTACCGGAAGCAGGCTGCTGCTCTGGCTGTTAGGGATGCAGATGTTGCTCGTCTCTATGACCTGGCTGCGGATGCAGCAGAGGCGATGCTTAATCCTCTCGCACTGCAAGCAGGCAAGGATAAGTCTAGAACAACGGCAGCACCAGGCAATAGGCCTGAGAATGCTCCTAAGTCTACGACCGAAGCGCAGATGCCTTTATAGGAGACCGATATGCCATTGTATGAGAGACCTGAAGTACCTAAACCTACTCGAGCTCTAGCTCCAGGAGATGATGTCAAGGCTGAAACTGAAGTAAAGAAGCCTGAGGGTGGTGGAGATGCTGGAGTGCAGCTTCCCCCCGCTGTCACTCCAGCTGAGTACTATGAAGGATATGGTAGGCAGATTCAGGATTATGCTATGCTATCTGACGAGCTAAATGCTAGAGTTCAGTCTGCATACAAAGATATCCAAACTCTGCAGGAATACATTAAGAATCCTTTAACTCTATGGTTTAGGCGCGAGTGGTATCAGGACTTCATGAGGCAACGTCAGGCTGACTTGGATGCTGCCCTTATACAACTAAACAATATGGAGTGGAGGCTGC